CAGCCGATGGCAGGAAAGCACCCTGTAACGTCGAAACGCATGTTCTTGAAGATCACGGTAGGCCCGCCGGGGTCCTGCATCTGCATAATGCTGCCGCTGCTGCTCGACAGCGTGACTGCCTGCACATTCGAGGCGTTGCCCTGGACGATCAGGCGAGGAATGCCAACCAGCGGAGGAACGTAGAACAACGGTTTTGAATACGTCCCGTCTGCGAGCTGCAAGGTAATGATGTTGCCGCCACCGTCGATGCTCGTACTAAGATAGTTCACAGCCGCGCCAACATCAGCGAAATCAACCGGAATGTTGTACGTCGTTGCCGTAGTTAGCTTTGTCCTCGCGCCGCTACCTGCTCCTCCGCTTCCCGTTTGGTTCCTATCTTGAAAATAACTATACCAAACCTGCTTCATCTGCCCGACAGGTAAATCAACAACCGGAGAATCCAGGCCAGGGAGAGGGCTAGCCACGAACCAATTCCTTGCTTTGCACTCCGCCGAGGAATGCCACATAAACGTTGGCCGAAACCGTCAATCGCCAGCGCCGGCCTTGCTTACCGGTCATGCCAGTTCGGAAGATCGTGATCGCGACCTGGGTTGCCTGGACGCCAAGTTCCCGTACCAATTCGCTTCTCCAACTCATCCCGCCATCGTCCGACCACGAAATTCCAACTTGCGGATGCGTGTCGGTCGGGTCTGCTCCGGTCGCAACGCCCACGCCGGTCACAAAATTGAAATCCGCCTCCGCAACCCGCATGCGGCTGGGAAATCCCGTAACCGGGCCGCTTTCGATCTGATATTGCAGCGGGTCGCCGAACTCGTTGTTCGCGAAGTCATCAACGAAAAGCAGCCTCCCACCCTTCACGTCGCCGACGATCCACTTCCCGAACGCCGAGCATCCGCCAATCCCGCGCCATGTCGAAGATAAGTAACTGTGCCGCTCGTTCCATTTCTGGCTGCCAAGATCGAACTCCCAACACCATGTCGGGCACTTGAGAACCCATTTCGGATGACCCTGCGAGATGTAAACCGATGCCTCAAGCGTCGTCGTATCGGAAACGCGCTTTATCAGCCGGTCCAGGTCGGGCGGTGAAATCTTAAGCGGGTTTGGCGTGCCATTGGCCTGCACGACCGAGTAATCGTCAGCAACCCAGATCAGCGCAGTTCCAAACCCATCCTGATGACCGGCAATCGCATAGGGGCCGAGAATCCCGCGCTGAAGCACGTACGAGCGCGTAAACGGAAATCCGGTCGGGTTGGCGGTGTTGTTGTAGACCTCGCCGAAGTTCGGCCCGAGCGCATAGAGCTGGCCGTTGAAGGCAAGACAGCGGCTTAAGCCCCCTGACTTGGATTGCGCTTTGGTCTTGTCGAGCGTGTTGATCGATACGTTGTTGAGTCCGGATGCCTGCAGCGTTCCATCGCCATAGGAGAATATAAAATATCCGTCCATGAAACAGACGCTGTTCGGAGAGCCAACGTCAACATCTGCAAATGCCGAGACAGCAGAAACTGTGACCGTGAATGCACCAGTTGCCGGAGCGACGCAGACAACATCAGGCGTTGCCGCGTTGTTGCGCGCCCAGAAGACCTTCTCGGTTCCGTTCAGCGTGCCGGTGAGTGTCGTCTCGACACCGCCCGATGTGTAGCGGCTCGCCTTGTTGTTCCATGCCGCATAGAGCGTGCCATCGACAAACAGCGCGCCGCGAAACCCCGTATTGGCCGAGGCGCCGAACAGCGACAGGCCGGGCACCTTGCGCCATACGACGGCCGGCGGGCCGGGTTTGCCAGACTGCACGTCCTGGCCGAGCGGTTCTGCCATGCAATTAATCAACCTACCCGCAGATTCCTGCGGATTGGCACCCGGCGCACTTGAAAGCGGAAACGGGATTGAAACTGTTTGGCTAGGCATTATTGCTCTTCCCGCTGCGGGAAAAGAGAGTCCCACATGCCGCCAGTCGAGGCGGCGCCGGCACCGACTGCGCCCGGAACGGCGTACATCTTGCGGATGTCGAGCTTGTTCGGATCGAAAATGACGTAGTTGTGGGTGCGCTGATTGAGCTTTTCGGCGAGTGCCGCCTGTGCAGCCGCCTCTGTATCGAAATGCAAACCCTTGGAATTGTAATCGTTGCTCTTGACCATCCATTTACCGCTGACTGTTTGACTGGGCGGCGTGATGTGCCAATCACCTGCGTTGCGCGACCCCTGATCAAGATAGCGGATGCCGGGAATGCCGGCTTCGTTGAGTGCCTGGGATGCTGCTGCTTCATTGACAGTCGGAGCAGTATATCGAGTCCCCAATATTGGCTGTTCACTACCGAGATCGGATCGCAATGCGTGGTAAAAATCCTCGCCCGTAGCCCCGCCAAGACGATTAGCAAGTCTACCTCCAGGCAAAGTATATAAATCTGGTGGAACGCCCATTTGCAAAGCTACGTCTTTAACGTAAGGCGTCTGTTCTGCCAATGGTTTAAACCAATCGAGCATCTGCTCCGGCCGCGCGTTGATGTTCACCTCGTAGGTGCGCGGGCCGACGGGTTGGCCGCTGCGCAAAAGATCAAGCGCCCGCTCTTGATCCGCCATGCCCGCCCGTCCTCGCGATGTTTCAAGATGTTTTTGCAAATCTGCTATCGCCTTGTCGCGATCAAACCCGGACTGATACAAACGCTCGGCCGCTTGACCTTCTGGCCCACGAAATCGGTCGGTGAATTGCTGCCAATACTGCCCGCCCTGCCCCGACACCGCCGGGTTCTCGGCCGCGTAAATGCCGTGGCCATAGACCTGCGCGCCCTCGCCGGTGCCGATCTTGGACAGGTCGAACTTGTCGAACGTGTACGGCGAGGAGTGATAGGCAAAGATGCCTTCGGGCTGGACAAGCTTGGCACCGCCGGCGCCGACTGCGCCGGTTCCCGCCATACCGGGCATGCGCGCCATGCCGAGTTGACCGAGTGCAGTGCCGCGGCCCCATTCCAACTCCTGTTCCGGCGTCGGCGGCCCGCCAGGGACGGTGCCGTAAGCCTGACCCGGAACGGCTATCCAGTCGCGTATTCCGCTCGCAATATGGCCGGGCAAACGCTGCTCGAAGTTGGTCATGCGCTGCGACAGATCGCCGTAATCCGGCGCATTGCCCGGGTACGGCATGCCGGTCCCCGGATCATAAAGACCGTCCCAAAGTCCTTTCTGCACAGGCACTGGCTGTTGAAGACCCTCCCACAGAGAGCCATCGGCCATCAGAAATACTCGACAGTGGCCGGCCCATATCCCGGCGTTTGCCGCACAATCACCCGCATCCGATTGCGGATCATCTGACCCTTGCGCTCGTCAAACACGCCGCCGAAATCGTCCGCCGCGGCGTTCGCCACCAAAGCACAGAATGAGTTGAACAGCGCGTCGTCCAGTGCATTGACATCATCGATATAGATCGTGCCATCCGAACTCAGTTCATCGACCTGACCGTCGATATAGCCGTCAATGCATGCAGCATCCTCGGCCGAGGGGGCATCACCAACGATGCCCCCGAGCAGAATTGCTGCAACCTTGAACTGGATCTCAACGCGCGTCTTGCTCATTTCAGAGCTTCACGCAACTCGGTCTTGTTCATTCCGGCATGATCGATGCCGCGCTGATCCGCCAGCTCGCGAAGCTCGGAGACATTGAGTGCATCAATCTCGTCATCCGAATAGTGGTCTGCCGGCACAGTTTCTCTAGTTTCTGCTTTCTCGGCCTCGACCTTGCGCGGCCTGCCGGGCTTGCGCTTGACCATGATTCCTTCCGCCGTCTCCTCCGTGGTCATTTCCGGGGCATCGTCCACATCATCGGGATCGGAAACCTCGAAAAACTGGTTGCCCAGTGCCTTCCGGACAAACCCATAAGAGCGAACCTCGACGGGCTTGCCCTTCTCGAACTTGGTGCCGCCAAACGCGGTTGTGAACGACGGCCCGGGAGCGCCGCCGTGCAAATCGTCTTCTCCCAACCATGTGAGCTTAGCCATTATGCTGCCTCCTCTTTGCTGGTTTCCGCATCTGCCAGACACACGTCATGGCAAACGCTTCCGGTGTAGTGACGCACGCGAATGTCCGGATCGACCCAGCACTCGCCGCCAAGACCGATCCACTTGCGACAGAAATTGTAGTCCTCGCCTTCGTCCGTGGCATGTCCGTCGCTAGCGATAAGCTCGAGCCAGAACCAGTCTCGGACGGTTGTGCCTTCCGTAATGTATTCTCTTGTCACTGGTTCCAGTTTTGTGATGACGCTCGATCTGATCGCCATGAACCCGGTTGCCACCGCATCCATCTTCCACAAACGGCCCGCTGGCGTATGCCTGCCGGTAATCGTGCCATGCGGGAATTTTGCAACCGCAGCCGGTTGCTCGTCCCAACGATGATGACGCTTGGCAGGAGCCGCCGCGACAACGTCAACACCGTGATTGATCAGCTTGAACAGATCGGGAGCGTTGAACCCGATGTCGTCGTCTATGCAGACGAGCCAGTCGCATTCTTCAGCCATCGCCTGGGCAACAAGCCGATTGCGAACCCGCGGCAAGATCGCGGTGCCGGTCGCAACATAAACCCGCAAATCGATGCCGAGCTTTGCCGCCATGCGGTCGGTCGCGATAACCGACAACATGTAGTCGTTGTGGACGTGCTCGTTGTAGCACGGCGTCAGCAGTCCAACCCGCATGCGATATCCATTGAAAATGGGGGCGAGCTAGAGGCCCGCCCCCAGTCTGGTGGGAGGGCATCAAAGAACGGGCAGATACTCAACCACGACAACGCCTGCCCCAGCCGTAGGGGCAGTGCCTGTCGAGACCGAGGTCGCGATGATGGCAGTGTCGACGGTTGGAGCCATAGTAGTGGCGGTCGCGAGTGCCGCGCCGCCGGTAATAACGCCGGCCGTGCCAAGGGCAATGCCGGTGCCGAAGCTGGCGTCCGATGCGATCGTGCCAATTTTCAACGTGTTGGTGGACCCGGCGTTGAACGCAGTCGTGACGATGACGTAGGTCCGCAGCACGACAGCGCCACCCGGGATAGTGCCGACCTGTGCGATCCCGGTATAACCGAGAGCGGACGTAATCGGAGCGCGGAGATAGTTGACAGTTTGGTCCCCGCTGGACCGTGCAGGATAGACAGCCATGTTAGAGTCCTTCTAAGTGCTGCGGCAGTTGACTTTTTATCCCTTTTTTGCCACGATAAGCATCATGGAAAATTGGAAGCCAGTTCCGCGATTTGAGGATTTTTACGAGATATCCGATCTCGGGAGACTGAAACGCATCCTTGCTTCGAGCGGCACATATGTTGGCAAGATCGTTAAGCCGAATCCTCGTCGCGGTTACCATGGCTTTTTGATTTCAGCCGAAGGAAAGACGCATACGATTTCGGCACACCGAACGGTCTGGGAAGCATTTAACGGACCCATACCAATTCGAATGCATATCAATCACATCAACGGTCTTAAGAGAGATAACCGCCTCTGTAATCTGGAACTTGTCACCCCTAGCGCTAATGCACTTCATGCAATTAACGTTCTGGGCCATGTGCAAAATCCCCCTCCACGCATGAAGGGGATTGAAAACCCGAGAGCCAAACTAACAGAAGAGACAGTGCGAGAAATCCGCAGGCTATATGCTTCAGGATTGTCGCAACAATCACTCTCTGATCAGTTTGGTATTCACCAGACGAATATCAGCAAACTCCTGAGAGGAAAGTCATGGTCCAGTGTTGGACCATGATTAAGCATCAGGCATCGGCTGGCGCGGCATAGAATCCTGTGGCAACACCCCACTCCTTCAGAGCGCCGCCGGTGGTCCGCTTGAACATCTTGGCGATGCCGTACGCGGTCTCGATGCCAACGCCCGTATTGAACTGGTAGTCGGTGTTGTCCAATTGAGTGGGCTTGGCCATCTGGCCATAGGCCATTGCCATCGCGGACTGACCGCACAGCCAGACTGGGCGAACGGGTACCGTTCCACCGGAGCCAGCCGTTGCGTAGTAAACCGGTGCTTGGTTATCGATCTCGGGTACCTCGCGATGAATGACACCATCATACATCTGATCGCCATCCTGGAAGATCGGGTTTTTGCTAAACCCATTGCCTTCACGCGGACGGGTCGTCTGGTTGATTGTGTCGAGCGAGGCCTTCAGATCGCGGAACGTGCGTGAGCCGTGGAACGCCACGAAATATTCCCGGCCGTCCTTGAGTTGGAACGGGCGGATTTTCGGATTGGCCGCACGCGCAACACGCTTGAGGAACTTCATGTTCGTGGCGTTGACGATATCGTTGGTCGCATCCAACGTGCCCGTCGCGGTCGCAAACGTCGTTGAGTAGTTCGAGTTCAGTTGCCCGAACACGACACGATCGGCGTTGTCCGTCACCCAGGTATTTTTCTGGGCCGCAGTGGAGGCATCAAACAGGATGCCGTTGACACGCTGTCCCGGAGCAGAGCCAAGACCGGCCGGCGCGGCTTCGGTCGGGAGCGCATAGAATGCTTGGATGATTTCGTCCCGGTTCAACTCCTTGAGCCAGTCGGAGAGCAGCGGGCGAGCCACATCGAAAATCGCCGCGGAGTCCTTCTGCTTTTCGGCCTTGTTGGTCTTGATCGCGTTGCGTGCCCAGTCGACCCAGACCCGCATGCCGTAGTTATCGATCGACTCTTCGTTTCCGGCGAGCGCGCCGGAACCAACCGCGGTTGCGGCAAGACGCGCAACCAGCGGAATGTTCATCTGCTCGCCGCCGGAAGTCAGATCCATGCGCTTGCGGATGATCGCAGTAATGTCCTCGCCCATGTATGGCGCGAACAGATTTTCGCGAACCCACTCACGGTTCACCTGCTTGGTAAACTTGATGAGTTTGTTATTGACCTGGATAGTCGTGAGAGCCATGACGGCTTGTCCTTTCTAAAAGCCGTCAGCCCAATAAAAAACCGGCCACCAGGGCCGGTCGATCGTCGGGAGTGCGGCTTGTTACTGAGCGTTGGCGTGCCGCCAGAGCCCCTCGTCCGAAACATCATCGTCGTCCGCGATATGTGCGGCACCGGCGTTGGTGGCTCGGGTCAGGGATGGCGGGAGAGAGGTCGGCCCGGGTTTTCCGTTCCCGGCTGGCTGTATTCCACCCCGAATGCGCTCGACGACCTTGGCCTGATTGGCCGGGTCGGCAAGATACGCCTCGAGGCGCTTGTCGAAATAAGCGTTAGGATCGCTACCTACTTCGGCTCTTGTTTTCTGCTCACGATGCCATTCGAGAAGCGTTCTGCCGGGGTCGCGCGAGTTCTGCATCCGGGCCTTGAGGGCCGGATCGATAGCCCGCTGGGCCGCGATATAGGCTTCATCGAAGTCCTTCTGATTGGCCTCACGGGCGCGTTGGAGGCTTTCCTCACGACGTTCCATGAGAAGATCGTTGCGGATCTCCTCGCGGATGAACCTCGCGTAGCCTTCGGGATCGAGCAACGGGTCGGGCTTTGAAACGCTTGCCTCAGGAGCAGGCGCGGATTGCTGTTGCAATCGCTGTTCGAGATATTGGCGCCGCTCCCGTTCAGCCTTCAGTTCATTCTCATATGTCTGCCGCTTCTCGCGTTCAGACAGATATTCCGCAAGCGGGATACGCTCCCCACGCGGCTGCTCTTCCACAGGAGCCGGTGGCTTTTCATCCGCTGCAAAACGCCCGTGATCGTCGCGGGCCTGAGATTGTTCTGCTGGCTTTTCCTGTTCGTCCGATGCCTCTACGGCTTCCGCACCGGCCTCTTCGGCCGGGGCATCATCCGCATTCGCCTCGTTGAACAATTGCTCGTCAGAAAGTCCCTTAAGAGCCTCGATAGCCATGTTTCACCCTTTCGCTGTAACGTCGCGATGACCGAAACGCCTGATATTGCCCAGACGTGGCATTGCCCCGTGACGTGGGGCAGACGAAGCAGGCCGTTAAGGTCGCCTGTCACCTTCCGCCGTAACGTGGCGGGGACGATCTCATTGCAGGACTACTGACGGTAGCCCCACGAATTGACATTGGTGGCGGTGGCTGTGCCGTTCGCCGTGGTCGTGATCGTGATCGCGGTATTCGCCGCGCTCGCCGGAATGCATGGGGTGAATGACGCGCTCGCCACCGTGCCGCCTGCCGCGCTCGAGCTGCCCTGATAAACCTGCGACGATCCGATAAGACCGGCAATCGTGATGGGGCCGGTCGCGGCCGTACCGCCGATCGCTTGCACGTTGAACCCGCAAATGTAGGTGGTCTTTCCAACCGCAGCCGCGAGCGTACCGACAACCGCGCCGGTCGATCCCGCCGCATTGCCCGACAGTGGCGTCGCCGCCGCCGGCAACTGCCCCGATTGACCAACACAAAGATTGCCCGACGTGTCGACCGTCAGCGTGGCACCGCCACTCGTGACATCATAAACAGGAGACACGCCGGTTGCGCATGATGCGACGACCTTGATGCCCTGCGCATGCGCGGAGGAAACCCACAGCACCGCAAGGCAAACCAACAGCTTTTTCATTGTAGCGCCCTCAATAGGTCAAGCAGCGTCTCTTCCTCATGGTTGAGGTAGAGAAGCACGGCTTCCTCGTCGTCGTTCTGTTTGGCTTCTTCGACTTTCGCCTTCCGAACAATACCCTTGGCGGCCTGCACTATGCGCTGCGGCTCGAGCTTCGGATCGAACCTCGGCGCATAAAACGCGCTCGCCAATGGCCCGTGATAATTCGTAACAAAAGGTGCCGGCTTGGTTTCGAACGGACTTACCGGCTGGCTTTCCGCGACGGCCTTGAGGAAAGCCTCGAGTTCCTCGAGTTCTTCCTCGTAGAGCTTGCGCCTTCCCTTGATAGGCCAGCGACGGTAACGGCCGCCTTCCTCGCCGAGTGCAGCCGAGGTTGCGGTGGCCAGAAGGGTATCGTTGGCCTCGACGACGTTCAGGTCGATGGTATTGGAAACAGCCGCAAGCAGTCCGGCTGTCCTTCCAACCCAGTTGTTCAGGCTGGAAAGAGCCGCCCGCGGATCTGCCTCCGGGAGCGACCAGTTGGTGACGATGCCCGGGAAGAAATTGATCCCGACACCGCGATACGAACCTTGTGCCCAGTTCTGTGCCGCGTTGCCTATGACCGGAAGGCGCGGGTTGGACTGGTCGATCTGTGTGAACGGCTTGGGCCCGGGCGGAGCCGCAAGCAGCGCATTCGACTGATTGATCCAATCCCGCAGCCAGACCGGAGCCTGACGCGGGATCGACCATTCCGGACCGGCCGGTGGTTTGGCCGTAAGTGCGAGCGATGCGCTGCCGGTCCACTGCGGGAAGGCAAGTGACAAGCGCTGCGGGTTTGACTGGTCTGCCTGCGTAAACGGTCGCGACGGAGGTGCAGCTGCCGCTACTGGCGGCGGGCTTTGTATCCAGTTCTGCAACGCGATCGGTTGCGGCCGTACCTCTGGTAGCGACCAAACTGTGACGATGGACGGGAAGTAGTAGGTGGGGACGCCAAAATACGAACTCTGCGTCCAGTTCTGTACCGCGTTGGATATGACCGGTAGACGCGGGTTGGACGCTTCTGCCTGCCCGGGCGGCTTTGGAGATACTGGTGTACGCAGCGCGCCAGGAATGCCGACCCACGAATGAATCCCGGCATCGTACTGGAGCGGCCAGCGTTTGCAGATGAACGGATCGCGGAAGACATAATCGACGGCAAGAGGAGACCTGTTACTCCAGCTCAGATCTCTCGGTGTGGGAACGTCCGGCGGCGGCCAGCCAGTGACGAGGCTGGGTAAATAGTAAATCCCGATTCCAAAGAACGGCGCCTGGACCCAGTTCTGTACTGCGTTCGACGTGACTGAACGCGGGTTTGATCGGTCAACCTGCGTGAACGGCAGGCCTCCCCCCGACTGCATGAGGCCGAACTGATTGACAAAGCTCCTTTCAAATCCTGGTTGTCGTTGCGGATTGGACTGGTCAACCTGCGTGAATGGCAGATGCGTTGCTGATGTGAGCAACAACGTATTGGCTTGCGTATAGCTCGCAGGCCAGGTCGGTACGAACGGTGGACCCCAGTCCGCGACGGCGCAAGGCAGATAGACGGTACTATCTAGTCCGATTCCTGCTGTGATACCGAAGCGAGGTACGTGCCTGGGGAACGAGCTGCCGATGCCTGCCATCGGTTCGCCCTGTCATCTCATCAGTTGAGTGACCGCCATGTGTGCCATTTGGGAATGACGGATGGCGCGACGGAGAACGTGACGCCTATCCACAGCGCACTGGCAACCGAGACATCGACCGATGCGGTGGCCGTTCCTCCAACCATGACCTCAGTCACGCTCGCGGCCGTTGCCACTGCCCCGCCTGAAGACCAGTTGCCACTGCCGTAGACGACCGAGTTGGCGCCCGGCAAGCCCACCGCACGGAAGATCATGTAGTAGCGAAAGATGAACGGCGCGGTCGTGATGCTGGGAACAACCGTTTGCGCGCCGGAAGCGCCGATCGAAACACCGCCGATCACTGTGCCGAACCGCGGCGTAATGGTCAGCGTCCCAGACGCGCCTGTCGTGCAAGTGCCGCCGATCAGCAGTTCGTAGACCTTGCCGGTGCGCGGTTCGTTGGCGGGAATCGGTGTCAGCGCAGTTGGGATCAGCACCGTCTCGGTCGTCGCCGTGATCGTCGTGTAGTCAACGCCCAGCGGCTCGACGAGCATATCGGCGAAGTACTGGCGCGACATGATATTTCCTTACATGCAAATCTGGGCGAACAGGGTGGGGCCGCCGCAGCACAGCGTCTGCCCGATATCGTCAACCCAGCACGTCACACCGAGGTCATCCACGAAGCAGGAGATGCCAAGGTCATCGACCAGCATTTAGGTCACCGTCCATGTTCCGACGACGGACTTCGCAACCCATTTGGTGGCGTCGATGCCGTTGTGGGTTTCGATATCTCTACCGCCGTCGATACAGGTAAGTTCGATGTAATTGCCGATAGTGCTGGCGGCCACCGTTCCGTTTGATACAGACACCGAACCGGCAACGCGAATGGTGCAACCGTTGGAAGCCTGAACCGTCAATGTCTGTGCGGCTCCCACATAGAAGCCGAAGGTAGTCCCTCGCTTGAACGCATCCTGCTCGTTGAGGTTCGGAAGGGTGAATGTCACAGCTCCAGATGCCCCAATGTTGTCAAACTGCGAGCCAGAAAGAAATCGTGGAATGGCGTAAGTGCTGCTCGTCTTGGTGACGCGACGCTCAACGTATTGAGATATCAACCCGGCCGGGGAACCTGAGCCACGGTAATAGTTGACTGACAGGCTGTCATCAAAGTTTCCGGGATGAATAATTCCGCCACCGGAGTATGTGCGCGTATGCGTTCCAGACTGCGAGCCGCTCGTAGTGATTGCCGTGCCGCCAGGAGTTGCGGAGATTGAATACGTGCTGCCGGTAAGCACCGTCTTGACGTAGTAAGTCGTACCCGCCGTGATGCCAGTTGGCAGCACGCCTGTGGTCGAGAAGGAGACCGGAGCATTAGCTACGAAGCCGTGCGATGTGTCGCCAACCACGCCCCCCGGAATGGTGAAGGTAACGGTCGCCGTGATCGGCGTGTAGGTTCCAGCAAATGTCGACCCCTGGAGGTCCAGATAGTGAGCGCTCGTACGCGTATGCGTGCCAGACTGCGAGCCGGTGGTGGCAATCACAGTTCCACCGGGCGACGCGCTGACCGTGTAGGTATCTACGGTGCTTACCGTCTTGACGTAGTAAGTCGTGCCCGCCGTGATGCCGGTTGGTAGTGCTCCCGTGGTCGTGAACACAACCGGGGTGTTGGCTGTAAGACTGTGCGCAATATCAGTAATCACACCCGGCGACGCAATGCTGGTCAAAACGGTTGCCGTGCTCGGTATGCGAGTGGCGGTCCACTCGCCGTTGGCAGCGGTTACTCCCCCAACGTCGTATACAGTAGCTCGGTCTCCGGTGATCCAGTAGTCGCCAGTGCTCGTCAGGCGGACTAGTCCGAAGCCGTTATCCGCCGCACCAGTAACAAAGGCGGTGCCGCGGTCAAAGTTGCAGCCAATAATAGTGCGGTCGCCGTGATCGCTCGTGTTCCCAATCTTGCCCGCGTAACTTTGGCAATTGATCAGGGTCACCGACCCGTTCACGTCCTTGAGAAAAAACCCCACACCCGCGGACTGGTTGCAGCTTTCAACGTTCCAAGTGCCGATGCCCGTAATGAACGTCGCACTTTCCGTCCTGCATGCCATCACGTTCGTGACGGTGTTTGAGTTGGCCTGAATATCAACCGTGTTGCCTGCGAAAGAACACTGTTGGATATTCTCGATGGCTCCCGTCTGAATGTAGATGCCAATCCCGCAATTTGAAATCGAGCATCCAATTACAGAGACATCCAGCATATTTCCGTTGGAGGACTTGATCCCGGCAGTCGCGCAATTCTGTATCGTACAGCCGATGATCAGGTCTTCGGAACCCATGTAACCATTGGGGCCAAGGTCCAGTCCGTAATCTCCAGTCATGAGGCAGTTCTGGAAGACATTGCGCGTAAGGGCTGGCGAGCCGGTGTTGTCCCACCCGAGCGAGAATGCAACGCTGCTACTGCCCGCCGCTACCTGAAAGCCCATATCCCGAAATGTCGTTCGCGAGCAGCCATTCGTCTGAATGCAAGTGCTTCCGGTCGTCGTGTTGTAAATGAGAGATAACAGCGTTCCCGCCCCAAAGATGAGGCCGGATTCCACGCTTCGCAGGGTCAACGGAGCGTCGGTTATGTATTTCCCCGGCGGGAAATAAACGGCCTTGTTGGCATAATACCCGCTCGATGGAGGACTATCGGCGCCCCCATGCGGCGATGCCGTCGTGCCAAACGCGGCATCGAACGCCGCCTGAATCGCCAGCTTGTCGTTGTCAGTACCGTTGCCCTTGGCGCCATAGTTCTTGACGTTGATGATATTGGTCAGCGCCAGATAGTCGCCAATCGGACGCGGGATAGATCCGTGCGGCGTGACGGACGCCGTAATGAGATTGGCGGTCACTAGAACGGCCCCCAATAGGCGGTCTGGTTGGTATCGAGCGAGGCAAAGCTGGCGCTCGTATCACTGCCCCATATTCCGCCTTCTACAAAGTCCATGTCGCCGAACAGGACCGTGCCGTTATATGACCCGATGCTGATGTTGCTGGATGATAGAGTATTTGTCCCGGCATCTCCCGTCACCACCGTACCGCTAGCACTAATCTTGGATGCGTTTGTGCCAGATTTTGCCAACGATTGCAGGGTATAAAATTTGACTGTTGCCAGTGTGACCTGAACGCTTGTACCGGCGAATATATCAGCGTTACCGGAGTTTCCGAAAGAGAGATCAACCTCGGCGTTATTGCACGAGATGATTTCGCTGTTCGCGGCATTTATCCCTGGTCTTGCTACGGCAGTATGACATAGCGGTTGTGACTGGGTGAATGCGGCGCCGCTGTATTTTAGCCATAGCTGTGAGCCGATCACGAAAGTCATGATCGGGAAGCCATTCAAAGCGTTCAGCGTGAATATCGGCCTGTTGGCATCCGTGGGCTGCGTAACATCGTAGGTATTGCTGCCGCTGGCCTGATCGTAGAGCGTCACGACCTTGTACGTGGACCCGTTGAAGAACGCATTGCCCGTATCGAGATTGCCGTTTGCCAGCGTCGAGATGTCAGCCTGTACAGTGTCGGCGCGGATGAGCTTCACGGCCTTGGTTCCAGCAGTCGCCGCGCTCCACGCGCGCAGAGACCATCCCATCAAAGCGCCGGCTACGACATCGCCGGGGCCTTGATATGCCGGACCGGCAGAAGGCAGCGCTATCGGCCCCCTGACGGAGAACGTGACCGGCATCTAAACCACCGCCGACTGGTCTCTATAGCGGCTCATAAATTATGTCAGCCGAGATAGCACCCGATGCACTGCCGGTGAATGCCGACAATACGGCAATGCCGAGCGGCTGCGTGCTGCCGAGAATACTAAACTCCTGCCCCGGCCCGGCATTGTATTTGAGAATGCCGCCAAACGTGTTGAGGCCAAGGTTGATCTTGGCGTCCGTTGTCGCCGCCGAGCGTGACGGGTTGGTCGTCGACGTCGTCGTGAACGTAACGGGAACTGCAGCCAGGGCCGCCGTGGACGGATGCAGCGGACCATCCGAGGCAGGCGCCGCAAGTGCGGTCACTCCGGTCGGACCAGTCGTGCAGCGTGCAAATGTCAGCAATGCGATTGCCGACGCCGCGGCAAAGCCACTGATCATGAACTCGAGCACGTTGATGAGTTGCGTCGAGCTACCGCCCTGGATCGCCATATACGGTCCGGTGAGCGCGGTCGTGTCCGCGTTAGCGGCCGGCGTCCAGTTCTGATTGGTGAATATGCGCTTCGCCATGATTGGCTCCTTACTTCAGGATGGGAGGAAGAACCAAATGAGCATCGGCCTGCGAATGCGCAGTTGATGTCATCACATCGTCCACGAGCTTTTTGAAGGGCCGGTGGACGTAGTCGGCCGCCCTCGCGTTCAGTGAGCAGATATCGCAAATGTATCCGTCGCACTTCGGGCAGTAGCCGCGCTCGCGTGTGCGCCGCGGGTTCATGATCGCATGCTGCTGGCAATGCAGGCAGACCAGCACCGCCGCCTCGAGCATCGTGCCCTCGGGCACCGCCGGCATGTTGAAACCAATGTTCCGATAGAAGTCTTCCGGCACGCCGGGCGAGGCCCGGTGATCGACCATCAGGTAGCTCTCGCGTTTCATCTACGCATTTCCCGCTGTGAGGGCGAACGTGTTGACTGTGACGGCCTGACCGTTGGCGATCGCGATGTTGTTCATCGTCATATCGCCGCCACCGCCCGTGATCGTGATCGACCCCTGGATGTGACAGGCCAGCGCGCCGCTATCGTAGATCCGGAACGATGCCGCCGTACCGTTGGCGCTTCCCGCCCCGACCCACGACCCGAGCTTGGCCTTGGTTCCGCCCGCCGCCGCGGCCATCCAGTCAATCGGCAATGTCAGGGTAGCCAACAGCCCGGCAGGGTCAGCCGCCGCACAGTTGACCGGCTCTGCGCCGCTGAACAGCCTTAGAAGCGCGCCCGTCCCTATCGTGCTCTCGACCTGGTCGAGCTTCGCGTTTCGCACCGTCACCGAATACTGGTAGGTCATTCAATGCCAACCAGAAGCCCCTTGCCGTCGCGAATGAGCCGCTTGGGCTTCGACAGCCGCTCGAGGATCTGCGCCACGTAGTCGGGCTTAGCCGGCTCGGGTTCAGGTTCTGGCTCCTCGGCCTTCGCCGCAGCAGCAGCCGCGTCCTGGGCAACGCCGGCCGCGGTCTTCTCCCGCGCGATCTGGATTTGTGCAGCGGCCTTCATGCTCTCGATACGCAACTGATGTTCGGCCTTGCGCTGCTCGATCGCCATCTGGCTCTGCGCCTGCGCGGCCTTTATCTGCGCATCAAACTGGGCCTGATCCTGCGCGTGCTGGCGATCGAATTGCGCCTCCTGCTGTTGGCGTTGCTGGTCGGCTGCGAACTCAGCCTGTTTGCGCTGGAACTCCATCTGCGCGTTCTGCTGGTCGAGCTGCTGCTGTGCCTGCAGCGCCAGGATCTTCGGGTCCGGAGGCGGCGGCTGCGCCTGTTTGGCTTGTATCTTCTTCAACATCAGGCTTTTTATCCGCGTCTCGAGCGGCGAAAGCTCGATCGCCAGTTCGGGGAATTGCATCGCAAACTGAGGTCCGAGCGCCTGCAACGTCGATGCCGAGTCAGCCTGCTGATTGATCGCGTCCGGGCCTTCGTCAACGATGAAATCAACATCCATGCTGCCGATCGCGTTCACGATCGCCGGATGTCCCCACTGATCGACCTGCAATTTGTTGATCTGGAAGAACTGCGCGATGTTCTGATCATCCGTCACCCTGATCCAGCGCTCAGCCGTCCAATGCTCGGTGATGATGTCCCAGATCGCGCGGTAGATGCGGATTTTCCAGTTTTTGAAGGCAGACAGATACGGCCCAAGCTCGGACATGCCGGCTTGTTGCAACAGGTTGATGGCCCGGCCAGATGAGTCCTCCAGCCCCTGCCCAATCAGCGCCGGATTAGGCCCAAAGTTCTCGATCTCGTTCTTGGCCTCCTGGAGCATCTCGAGCTGCCCTTTGAAGTCGGCATACTTCGAGTTGTCGTCCGGCGTCATCGACAGGCCGGGATTGGTCTCGACCCAGCCGTCCGGCTTCGCCCATTCACGGCGGGCTATCTCGATGTCGTCAACCGCGCCCTTCTCGCTGATGACACGGCGAGAGTTCAATAAATGCAGCGCCTTAGATCGCCGCATGTTGATCTCATCCTGTGGAGATTTGAAATTGCGGATGAACCCGTAACGATCGCCGTCATGATCGACAGTTGCCGAGAACATCAAAAACCGCGGGAACGTCTTGCCCTTCTTATCGCGAAACGGACTGACGCCCTGCATCATGACAGAGCTGCCGATGTAGAGCGTCCAGACCCATCTGCCTTTGCAGATGTACCAGTGATCCACCAGACGCAGGCGCTTCAGTGTTGTATTGACCCAGACCCGTTCGCGGTCCTGGTCGGCCGCCGACGTGATGTCCGAGCCTTCTTCCATCAAGTCATCGATCTCGGCCGCTTTGCTCGGGAGCAATTCCTTGGCTTGATCAACGTCCACCCATTTGGCAATTCCCATGTAACGCGCGTCGGTAAAACCCTCGTCAAACGATCGCGGATCGTAAAAGAACGTGTCCGCATAGACGAGGTGCATCGCAAGATCGGGATCGCCGTGGTCGCCCGGCTCGAGATCGAACTCAATGCCCGCAATGCCGTCAATGCCGCCGATCCGCGCGGCGCGCGTTGACTTGGACCGCCAGTCGTTGTTGTCGAGGCAGTACCGCATGACAGCGGTCGCGACGTCCGCGCCCTGCTCGTGCTGCGGCGTGCGCGCATATGCCTTCGGGTCCTGGCGCAGCTTTTCGACAATGCCGACGACCGCGTTGATCTTGCGCTCGATGCGGTTGGACGTAACGACTGGTTGCTTGCGACGTTGCAGGACGGCGATCTCCTGCTCGGTCCATTGGTCACCATGATAGTAGTGCCGCGCCTGCCGGGCTTCCTCGATCTCAGATGTCTTGGCGCCTAAATAATCGTAATATTGTTTTTTCAGTTTGGAGACAGACAGGAATTGTGTGTCGTCATCATTCGCAGATGATCCACCACCAGCCGTCATAGGCTCGGACGGATTAAGAGCCATCTGAAGGTTAGGGATATCCCGCGGGCCAGCAGGCGCGGGGACACCGCCTAAAAATCCGCGCCTGAGAGGATCGGCCATCTGGTCGCCTTATGCAGATGACACGGCGGGCCGGTTGCGGACCTGGCTTTTCGGGAGCTACCCTAGCCGTGCCAAACTCGGGTTATTCAACTCTGCAAGTTTCAAGGGCAGAAGCCAGATTCCGAAGATAGATCGGCACTGCCTTGATAACAGCCTCGTCGCCGCGCTCGATGGCGTCAGCCAGGCGCCTCATTGTAGAAGCCTCTCCCAAGGCTTCATCGCCACGGATAAAATAACCGGGCCAATCTCGTATCAAATCCAGCGGCCCGGTTTCAATCCTGTCTATGCTTCCAATGTTCTGCATCAGTATGCCTTGAAGCTCTCTGTCGCAGTCACGTCGAGCCGTTTGTACCCGCTCGCGTTCTTAGGCTTCTCGGGCGCGCGCGGGTTCTGCCCCTCGGTCATCTTGTCAAGCAGCTGACCAACCAGCCCGAGCGCATCAACCTGATCGTCATGCTTTCCCGCGGGGAAGCTCAGCAGCTCGCTCCGCAGCGCCGGATACCAATCCTCGTGGATCGGCACGTAAAGCCCCTCCAGCGCCATCCTGCCGCGAATGGATTGCGCCCTGACCGCCTTGTCGCATCGCGTTGGAAACGCCTCGCGGCTCACATAGGCTTTGCGTTCGCGCTGGCGCCGGTCGAGATAGGGTCCGATACCGGATCGGATCTGCCCCTGCTCCTCGGCCCAGCCGATGGGCTTCCAATGTTTGACAAGATCACAGAAAGCCTCGATCCAATCGTCTGAAGCTGTTTGATCTCGCCACAGATCGAGCAGGTACATCCGTCCGTCGGGGTCAAGGCCGACAACACAATGCACGGTGAAGTCACCCCCATCAGCCGTAACTGCATAATCTGAACCACCGTAAATCCGCATGGTTCCGATTGCTGGGGCTTTGTCATAGGGCTTGAGCCATTCCGTCTTGAAAAAGTCACCCTCTTCCGGTGCTGGCCGCTGCTGATACAGCGCCGACCAGTCGCGCGCGCCGACGGCGCGGCGCTTGCGTGCCAGCTCCTCAATGTCTTCCCATTCCGGCCAGAGAGCTTCGCCCGGCAGTCGTCCGAGCGGGTCGTCTTGCTCGGCTAGAGCTGGCAGCGAAATGACTTCCCATTGATCCCCGCCGGCAGCAGCATCGGCAAGGAGTCGGCCGGCAAGATCGTCCTCGCTCCACCTGGTTTGGATTAAAACTATACGGCCGCCGGGTTTAAGGCGGGTATAGAGATCGGACTTATACCAGTCCCATGTTTTATCACGGACTAGCTCGCTGTCGGCATCCTCTCGGCTGCGAACAGGGTCGTCAATAATAACCAAGTCTGCGCGTCGACCGGCAATAGCTCCGCCGACGCCGGCAGCAAAGTACTCTCCACCTCGACCAGTTTCCCATCGGCCAGCCGCCTGACTGTCCGGTGCAAGATCCAGTCCGAGGACGAGGGCGTGTTCTGCGATGAGATTTCGAACACGGCGTCCCCATTTCTCGGCAAGCTCGGCCGTATGAGATGCTGCGATCACGCAATGGTCGGGATAGCGCGCCAGATACCAGGGCGCGTACAGGATCGATGCGTAGGTGGATTTAGCTGCACCCGGCGGCATGAACACGGCCAGCCGGTCGATGTCGCCGCGCGTGACGGCCTCGAGCCGATCGATCAATAGCCGATGATGACGCGCGGGCTCGAAGCCTGCAAATTGGCACCAGTCAGTTAAGTTGCGCCTTATCCGGCTGTTCCTCAGCCGCAGCGCCATTTCCCCCATCCGCCGCAAGCTCTCGCCGGATGAGTTCTCTAATTTCTCGATCTGCGAAGCTGTCAAGTTCATTGCGAACCGTTACCGTTGACTCCTGCTTTGGCTTGCCATCGAGACGGTCGCCAATTTCCTTCATGGCTTGGAGATCGCCGTTCTCTGCCGCGGTGACACATTTCTCGGCGATTGCGAGCAGCCGACGCTTTCCCTTTGTGTCGTCTCGGGAAACGACGATGCGCAAAGCATCGGCCCAAGGCTTGTCGTTCGGCCGTCCTGCTGGGTTTCCTGACTTACCTGGAACGAATGTCATTGCTTGCTATGAACCGTTAACCTGTTGATCACTTTCCGCGCTTACCACTTGACCTATTTGACTTTCCGGCTTTGCTGAGGGCGATTGCCACAGCTTGTTTCTGGGGTTTGCCGGCGGCGATTTCACGTTTGATGTTGGTCGACACAGTTTTGGGGGAGGAACCTGATTTGAGTGGCATTTTATCACCTGATGCTTTCCGCCAGATGCTGCGAACCTTGTTCATCGCCAGCCGGCGCCCGACGTTCACGATCAACAACAGTTTATTTTCATGGGATGAGTTGCGACAGATGCGCTGTGCGGCCCTGAGAGCACGGTGCCGGATCTGCTGAAGCTCCAATTCGGCTTCTGCTCGAACCTTGGGGTCGGCTTCGCTCCAGTTGCCTACCTGACCGATCGCGGGATATCGCATGGCGTTTTGTCGGCTGATCATAACTGATTATAACCTCTGATGGGGGTTATGATCAAAGCGTCCGAACTGGCCAGTTTGGGAAAAACTGGAGACCTCAGCCGCGATGTAATTCGCTCGCGGGCTTCCTGGGGGGGATCGCTAGTGGGACGAGCGAAGCGCGCCGGGCTGAGGTCAGCGGTGATGGGGTAGCACAATTTGTCAGTGTGCATTTTGTGTTTGCACCGATTTCGGGTGTGATGTCAACCCGAAGTGTATTGCGAGGGCTGCCAGCCCCAGCCGTAGTGGTTCGATCTGGTCGTCGACGATTTGTTGGTCGTGCACTGCCACGCGATCGACTATGACCCCGATGTGATATCTCCCGATCGCATTCAGGGCGCGAAAGTAGCGGGTCTTTCGATCGGAGCACTCGCAGAAGCGTTCCGAAACGAGGCACGCGAGACCGGGGCAGTCATAGCCGCGGCCCGAGCCGTTGAGGCCGTGCGGTCCGCCGCTGACGGAGCGATATTTACCCACCACGATACCGTACCGCCTCCCAGCTTCGTACTCGAGGTCACTGATGCGGTTTGTCAGGTTCAGGCTCCCCAACACCGTCCCGGCCTTTTCGCTCAACCGGTGGGCTTCTGGCAGCCAATGGCGGTGCGGCTGTGCGGCGGCGAGGGTCTGGTAGTTGACGTGGACACGGACGAGTGCACCGGACGGGGTGCGTTTGCCGCTTTTGCGCTTGCGGCCCTTGCGGTTGAGCGCCGGGGTGCTCATGCTACAGCCCGCAGCAAGGCGGAATACCGAAATTTGACGGTTTCCCGCAGCCCGCGCCGCATAATTTCCACCATTGCCGCGGAATCTCCGTCCTCGAGCAAAATCACATACGGTTCCATCACGTCCGGAAATTCGCGCACGGCAATATCGAAAGTAGCCCAGAGGTGCGCTCTCGCCTCCTCCTCGGTCCAGTCGCTCACCGGCATCTGGTCGAGTTCGGAGAGGGACCTCACGGAATCCACCGCTTTTGCCGCATCACGGCCCGGAGCACCGGACTCGCAATTCCGGGCTCCGGGCTCGCTTTCCTTTCTTCCTCGGATGACTCCTTCGCGGCGTCATAGGTGGTAGTAGTTATCTTCTTATGTGATTGTATGCCCGTTTGCTTAGCAATTGCTTGATCGACAAATCTCGACAGGTTGTTTTTCTTGCGACTGAGAAGACCTCCGCGATGACCAGCTAAAGCTCTTTTATCGCTAATGGAATTGGCTTTCTCGATCTCTAAATCGAGACGCTTGTGATGCCAGCAATTGCCAAGCAATTGCTTAGCATTTGCTGTACAGGGTTGAGCCAAATTTGGCTCAAACGCCCTCAGTTCAAAAAAATGGCTGAGCTTTTTCCATGTTCTCGGAAAGTTGCGCCGCTCGATACAGGTAATCCGCGAAAGCTGTCCAAGATCATCCGGAAGCGGGCCGTTGCTCCAATAGTGCATGATCAGAAGTAGGTAGGCACCATGCTCCCGCGTCGTTAACTGGTGCGTGTCCCGCAGATAGTCGCCGATATAGAGCGGCATCCAGAGACGACCCATCACGGTGCCTCCCCGGGCATGCAATCGCCGCAGCACCACCACATCAGCACGGACCATTCGCCATGCGTGCGGCCGAGCGTGCCGGCGTAACGCCAGCCATGATCCAGCCGGGCGGCAACCTCGTGGTGGCGGATGTAGCGGAACATGCCGGTCATAAGGCAAGTTCCCCCTGTCGGAGGGGCGCAGGACGGTCAATGAACATGTCGGGCTGGCGTGTTGCCTCATCGATCCGCCGACAGGCAATGTCGAAATACTTCGGCTCGATCTCGATCCCGATGAACTTGCGGCCGAGCTTGACGGCAGCAACGCCCGTTGTGCCGGAACCCATGAACGGATCGAGGATCGTTTGACCACTCAGCGACGCCAGATCGACCAGCCACACCATGAATGCGATTGGTTTTGGACATGGATGATCAATCAAGTTCTCACCGGTGACGTGCATGCCTGGGTGATACATCACTGTCGCGGTTGGACGACCACCTTGACCGACCTGCATATGTGGAGACGTGCCGTAGAACAGAACGGGATGGTGGCAACCGAAACCCCATGACGACATTCCGCCGCCGTTGGGGCATGTGATGCCACCGATATCCTTAGCTTTTGGATATTCGTCTAGGCGGCGGGTGCCGGTAAAGATTGCTGCGCGATCGGCGGTTTTCAGCGCAATCGAGATTGCCGGCAGGATCATCTCACGGAAGTTTTGTTCCGTATCGAGGTATGCTGCGCCGCCGCTATTGTTGGTATGCTTTGTTACCTTGCCGGTAAATCCAATCCCATACGGCGGATCAGTCACCACTGCATCGATCTTGCCGAGCATCGGCAATATCTTCCGACAGTCGCCGAGATAGAGCGTCACGCCTTCGGCTATGGTCTCAACGCGGTCGGCCATCACGAACCCTCGTCCGCCCCGCCTTCCTGCCCGACCGCCGTCATCCAGGCCGCTATCGCAATGTCGCCCGCAGCGCGCAGCCGCATTGCCTCCCCGTGCCAGCTCTCGGCAAGAATGTTGCGGCGCACAATCTCCTCTTCCCGGCTTCTCAGTTCCTCGCGCAACACATCAAGCTGCGCGCTCATCCTGGCGTTGGCGTCGTAGAGTTCGTTGCGCTCCTTGGTCAGCGCCTCGAGCCGCCGGCGATCCTCCGCGATCGAATAGATCGTGGCCTCGGCCTGCCGGTCAAAACGGTCGTCAATGCGTGCCGGAACTGGCACTTGACTGTCGTCAACACGAGCCGGCGGTTCCGATTCGTTCCTCGCAACGATCCGTGGCGCAGGACGGGTCGCCGGCGGATTGGGTGGACTCATGGTTGCCTCCGTTGAGCAGTTGGTGAATTTTGGCTTTGGTGACAGGCGAGAACGAATAGCCCTGGTCATAGCGGTTATCGATTTTGATCCCGAAAGGCTTCAACACCGTCCGCATCCGCGAAATGAGAACGCGCACGGTTCTCACGGGGTTAGTCGGCCCGCCATTAGGACGGCCGGAATACAAAAGGGTCAGGATGGATTCGGTCGACACAACGGTCCGAGACAATAGCGCCGTAAAGACTGTGCCGGGCGATGGCGCCAGACCGAAGGGAAATATCTCGATGTCGGGAAGTCCGTTGATCTGTCGCATGGCCGACAGTTGCGACCGAAGCTTGTGGACCTCATCAACAAGCCGACGGTTTTCCGCCTCGAGCCGCAGGACGTGGCTGGATGCGACCCCGGGCGTCATGCGGCTGTGCCTTTCAGAAGGCCCCAGGACTCCAGTGTGTGCAGCGCTTCATCAATGCCGTTGGCAACCGTGCCTTCTCCGCCCTGTGCGCGCACATCGTGGATGAATGAAATCTGCGCTGGCGTGGCCCTGCCGCCCGGCCCCTTGATCTCAAGCGCGTGGAACTTGCCGCGGTGCAGCGCCACGATGTCGGACACGCCGGCACGGACGCCCAGGCTCTTTGCGATGCCACCCTGAACCCGCCCCCGCCGCCCTTTGACATGCACCGCGTTCGGGACATGGAAAAACACCAGACCGGGCGCCCCGCGCAGTCGCAAATGCGTAACGACCGCTTGGTGAATCAATTGCTCGGCGCGCTGCATGGCGACGCTCTGTCAGCGTGTGAACTTTGTGTTGTAGGCAATCTTGGCATGCCGTTCGCAATAGGATCGCACCGCGACCTGCATGCCGCAGACCCACTGAGCGGGGCTGTACTTAACTAGCGGCCACGCGCATTGATCCGGCTCCCGGTCAATGAACAGCACAGCATCCAGCGATTCATCCGGTGGCAGGTCTACTATCGCGTCGGCATCGGGGGGGGAGGGTGGCTCGCGCTTGATGGCCTGCAGCATCGCCCCATCCGCGCGTCCGTCGTTGAGACGAGCCGGCCTCGGCTCAGTTGGCGGTCGATGTCGCAACGCAATCCCGAGACGGCAGAGCTTGCCGCTTACGGCGTTGCGTGACAGACCGCCGATCCTGTTCGCGATCTGGCGCGGCGTCAGCCCGCTTGCATGCAGGGCTACGACCTGTTCGATGCGCTCTGGCGTCCAGTCGAAATTCCGCGCGCTGTTATGGCCCATGATTATTCCCATTTTTATAGAATGGCTCGGCCCAGATTGTCGCGAACGTCTCTTGCGATGCGGGTAGCGGCGCTCCCCTGATGAACAGATCGGGCTGTCGCGTCGCCTCCTCAATCCGCCGACACGCGATATCGAAATAGCGCGGCTCAATCTCAATCCCGATGAATTTGCGGCCAAGCTTCACGGCGGCAACGCCTGTGGTGCCAGAGCCCATGAAGGGGTCAAGAATAGCCTGCCCCCTGATGCGCTGTAGGCACCACATCATCAGTCCTATCGGCTTCTGTGTCGGATGTGCCGTGACGCCATTGTTCTCGGCCATTCGTGACGGCGGCGGAAACTGCTCGTAATGGACGTAGACGCCGTGATTGTGCTTCTGCCACCCAATTTCAGCATCTGACAAAAACGTACCAAAAAGATGCGGTGCCTTCTTAAGCCAAATCAGGGTCGACCCGACCGGAAGGCGTTGTGCATAATGATTTGCGCCCCAAACGATACACTCCGAAAATGCGAGCCAGGGCGATGGATCAAAGGGTTCGACATCCTGCCTGATGTCACCCCAATCGTTGCGGCCATCGCCTCTCCCGATTTCGCGCTGTCCGCCCGTGAATCGAGTGCTATCAGTGTCCCAGCCCATCCCATACGGCGGATCAGTCACAACCGCATCGACCTTCCCGAGCGTCGGCAATATCTCCCGGCAGTCGCCGAGATACAGCGTGATGCCATCGGCTATGGTCTCAACGCGATTCACTTCCCTCACCTACTTCCGGAGCGATCCAGAGCGCCAAGTCGGCGCATCTGTTGCCTAACCTGATCAATCGTCTCGCAATGGAAATCCGGATCGATCTGATCAAGACGCGATTCGAGAATCTCCAGCCGGATCTTGAGTTTGTGAAATTCATCGCACGCCGCTTCCCTGCGTTTCTTGTCGAGCACAGTTTCGCTGGCTGGGGTATCTGTCGGACGCATGGCTAGCTTATTCTCGGGCCTCATGCCGGGAACGGTTATTTGGAGGCGTCATTCCGCCGCCTCGGCCTGTGCAACAAACTTGTCGATCGGGATTCCGGTTTTCTGGCTGAGCTTGGCAGCCCGGGCCAGAGAGGGAATGCGGCTCCCGGTTTCGTATCGGGACAGCGTCGGTTTCTTGAGGTTCAGCTCTCTCGCCGCAGCCTCTTGGGTGAGGCCACGGCAAGACCGCCAAACCCTGAGCGGGTGGTCGGCTTTCATGACTCAACAGTTACCTTAGTGGAAACCGGAAGACAAGCGCAGGTTTCTATTTTCGCCGACGCATTTGTGATAATGGCGGGTTACCATTTCGGTAATGCCGCCTAGAATTGGACCAAAGAGACCCGTCAGGGTGTTTCTCACGGCGTGGCGCGAAAATGCCGGTGTGAGCCAAGAGCAGCTTGGCAATCGCATACAGCCGCCCGTTGACAAGGGCACCGTATCCCGCTGGGAGAATGCACCGCCGGGCAGACTAACGCTTGGGGTCATCGCCGCCTTTGCCGAGGCGCTTGACCTGCATCCGACGCAGCTCTACCGCCCTCCGCCGCCCAAGGATGCCGGCCCGAGCCTCGAAAGCCTGATTGCCGACCTCGATGAGGACGGCCGCAGCCGCACAATCGGCTACGTCGAGGGCCTGAAAGACCGCAAAGCCTCCTAGAGCGACCGGCGAATATTCAGCACACCGATTCTCGCCGGTGCGGGTGCATTTTTTGCCTTGATATTTCAACGCATTGTAAAATAGTTGCCTTAGTGGCAACTTTTCCTATTGCCTTTAGTTTCCATTATGGTAACCTCCGGGTCATAGGGGACACCAAATGAACAAGCTGCTCACCACCTACCGCGCCAATCCGACCCTCAAGAACGCACAGAAGATCCGCGCCTACGCTCGCAAGCATCCCTTTGCACCATGCCTTTTGCTGCCGGTCGATGTCGAGACAATGGGCGTCGCGTTCGATCACGCCATCAAGGGAGTGTGAGCCATGAATGAAGCCCTCATCTTCTCCACGCCGGAAGATTTCATCACCGCCCTGCTCGGCCCGCGCCAGCACGACGCGCACGTCGAAACCCGCCGCCGCCACAACTGGCTGACCGACAAAGAAGCGCAGAGCGCGCTGGCCTCTCTCGCTGCCATGCAGTGCGCCGCCGAAATCATCGCCGACATCAAGGCGCGGCGCGCGGCGCTCGCGTTCCAGCAAGCTGCGGAATGACACCAATGTGGATCGCAATCATCGACATCGCCGCCCTTTCCTTCCTTGTACTGGCGTGCCTCACGCCACGCGAAATTTGGTGAACGACATGACCCCATGCTGGCTCTCAAACTGCACTTGCCGAATGGAGACGGTCAACAGCGCGTCGATCGATCCGCCCGAAATGATCCTTGATCCTTGGTGTCCGGAACACGGCGGCAAAGACCCCGATTGGGAACTGCAAAAGCAAATCGATGATGCACGCGATTTCCCGGTCGAGTCTTACTCCTCAGAGGATTTCTGACGTGTACAAGCACAATCCCCACGAATGGCACATCGCAGAACATGACGGCGCTTGGGTCATCGAAGATGAACATGGCGAACCCGTTGACCCGACATTCTCCACGCAAGATTGGGTCACGGCAGCGAACTATCTGCACGAACTGGTCATTGAAGAACTCGCCGCCCAGCAGGACAACGGACCCGATTGCGATCCTCCCGGCTTTGAAGCCGGATTTGCGGATAACCACTGACATGAGACCCGCGGCGGACGCTTTCACGATCGCGCTTGTTGTTGAGGCAATCGTCGCCATCGGCATCCTCGGCGCCATCATCATCATCCTGACCGGAACATCGTCATGAACCATCCCGATAACCGCCCATACTATGTCGCCTGCAATAAACGCTGGTGCTACGTGCGCGGTTTGCCTGCCGCTTATGCCAAACTTGCGGAATATATTGATGGCACCATTGAAGAAGTCCGCATGCGTCGTAAGCACCACAACTGTCCCGGCATGATCCTGCGCGTGAACAAGCACGAAGCCCGCGCGGCCGGAATTTGAGGCCATGAAACCGATCCCAGCCAAAGACATCGTATGGGGCATCCTAATCCTCGCCTGCGCAATCGGGATTGTCACGGTGTTATGGCTGGTCGTGACTTACTGAAACTAGAAAGAACATCACCATGAACGAACACGAAATCCAGATAAGTCGCGACATTCATGCGCTGATGAATGCAATCGGCGAGCTTACCAAGATCTCGCTCAATCCGGACTGTCTCGTACCGTTAGGCCAAGAAGTGAACGACATCGAACTCGCCTACTCGCAGCTCGGACGGCTGGTCAATCGGGCAAGAGCAGCGCAGCGCATGCATATGGCGGCGGAATAAATCATGCAGCTCGCAACCATCGGCCACAACAACCCGCCCGCGCCGACTCCGATCGAGCGCGCACAGGATGCCATCGCCTTGTTGTCGGCATTTCTGGATGCAGCGCCGGTCATCACGGAAGGCCCGTGTCTGGTCGAGGCAAAGCGGCTGTTCGAGCACGCACGCGGCGCGATGGCTGAGCTTGAAACCGAGCGCGACCGGTTGGTGCGCCCACTCAACGAGCAGGTCGCCAGCATCAACATCAAATACAAGGCCATTCACAACGCGGACAGCAAGAAGCCCGGCATACTCGACAAGGTCCTGGCGGAACTTAGGGGCAGGCTGACCGCATTCGCAACCGAAGAAGAGGCCAAGCGAGAACGGGCGGCTGAGATGGCCCGTATTGCTGCCGAGGCTGCCGAGGCTGCAGCGCGTGAGGCGGAACGGATTGAGCAGGAAGCAAAAGCAAACGCGGCCGTGGGCGAAATCGACACGGGAGTTGTGGATGCAATCGCAACTGCCGATCAGCGGTTTGCCGAGTTCGAGACAGCCAGCCGGTTTGCCGCGCGCACGGAGCGGGAAACGACATTCCGCATCGGGGATGGCGGCACCAAAGCATTGAGCATGCGAACCGAGAAAACCCTGGTCCTCGAGAACTACGGCAGGGCAATCAGGGCCATCGGCCCAAATGACAAGATCGAATCTGCAATTCTGTCGGCCGCTCGGGATTACAGAAAACTACACGGCAAGCTGCCAGACGGCGTTACCGAGGTGTCGGAGCGCAAATTTTAACCCCAACATGAACAGGTCATGACATGTCAAATATCAACATCAACGATGCGTTTCCGAGCAACTACATCAAGGCTTCCGATCTCAAGAATCGCCAAGTCTCCGTGAAGATGGACCGCGCCGAATACGAAATGATCGGAAATGACAAAAAGCTGATCCTGTATTTCATTGGCAAGGATCGCGGAATGGTGCTCAACAAGACTAACGCTAACAACATTGCCGCGATCTACGGCAACGACACGGAAGCTTGGCACGGCCAGGAAATCACTCTGTTTGAAGCCATGGTCGACTTCCAGGGCAAGACCGTTCCGGCAATTCGCGTGCGGGCTCCAAAGCCGGCCCCTCGCGTTACTGCAGTCGATCACGAGCGAGCCCCGCAGCGGCCCGTTAGCCGCATGCCTGACGCAAACGGTGGTCCGCAGCGTCAGGCGCTGGCCGACGATCTAGATGACACGATTCCTTTTTGAGGGAAGCCATGACCGCCGCAGCATTCAAGGCGAGCTACAGCGATTGGCGCGTCATCAAAGGCCGCAAGGTTGTTCAGATCGTTTTTGAGCTTCCCTTGGAAAGCTCTGACGAGGCCTATCAGGTGCTCGGCGGCATGCCGATCGCGGCGAGCGAAAAGTGGTTCGGTATCGCTCGCCTCGATCTCACCAAAGCTGCGGCAGAAAAGACCAAGCGATCATTTGATGACCTGCCTGAGCCGCAACAGGCAGGCATTCTTTGCAATGAGCCTGGATTCTGGAAATTCCTGCGCGATCACTATCCCAAACTCTGGTTTCGCTATCACCACTATCCAGGTCGCCAGCGGGTTGAACTTTCCGAGACTGCCGCAGCGGTGGTGCGTGAGTTGTGCAAGGTCAATTCCCGTGCGGAGATCACTTCAAAGAATGTCGAGTGGTCGACGTTACTCCTGTCCTATCGCGTTTGGCAGAAGGCTGCGGAAGTAGTGCCGGCATGAAGACTTACGTTGTAACATTGGCTGCGATCCCGGCTGTCGTATGGGCGGCTTGGCCCACCAAGCCGAAGCCGGCCGATGTTCCGCCGCCCGCGATCGAAGGCATTCGCGTCATCCGCATGGATGCGTCCACATTCCGTGCCCGCTGGTTGCCAATTGGTGATCTGCCGCCCGCAATCGAGGTTCGCTACATCGCCCCATCCGATGTAGCGAGCACTGTCCCCGCGGTGCCTGTCAGCGCTGCCCAGCCCGCAGCACCGCGGGGCAGGCTGCAATCAACACAAGCGCGGCTCGACATTTGTGCACGGCACGGAATGCGTCGTGTCGACTATGGCAAGCGCTGGAGATGTAGACGATAATGAAAAATTAACCTTGGGAGAACGAAATGAGATTTCTTGCAGTAGCTCTGCTTACTACTATTGGATTTACGCCAGTTAAGGCCGACACCTTCATCGTGTCGGGCATATTTGCTGCCGAAGCGGGGCTTCCCTCCAACACCCTGTCGGGCACCATAGACATCAACGGCGGCGTCATTGCCGGTGTCAGCCTTTCGGTCCCGGGCATGTCCTCAGCCGTAACGGTTCTTGCGCAAAGTAGGGTGGACAGCACTATTTGCCTTGCGGTTAGTACCGTAAATGGCACCTGCTTACAGGTGACGGATGTATGGGAAATCCGAGTGTCCAATGGCAACTTCGTCAACAACCCAGCCGGCGAGAATCTGATTGATCTTACCTTCACGGCCTTCCCCGGCCGCTCTCTCATCGGATTTCAACAGGGGTTCATCAGTAACGGATTTGCGGCCAATACTCGCTACGATCCGATCACAACGGACAGCACCGTCACCTACTTCGGCCTCGCTTTGGGCGGCACAATATGCCCGCTCGATGGCTGCGCACCGTTCCCCACGCAGGTTATCTTGGTAGGCCCCGTCACCGCCCCCTCCCCTGTCATTGGTGCGGGCTTGCCGGGGCTGCTGCTGGCTGGCGGACTGCTCGGCTGGCGGCGGAGATGCCGACGATGACTGACATCGTGGAACGGCTGCGCGGCTACAAGGAACAACATCCGATCGCCGACGATCTGCGCGAGGCCGCCGACGAAATCGAGCGGCTGCGCGAGGCGTTGGCGACATGCCGTGAACTTCGCGAGATCGACAAGGCTCTGATAGCAAAACTGCGTGCGCCGCTGACCGTTCAGGGAGGTAGCGAAACGTGACCGCGCTCCTGACCATGGACGAGGCGGCAACAAAACTGCGGATAAGCCGCCGTTGGCTGCAGGACTTCATCCGTGAGCATCCCTACTATCGGACAGCCGGCCGCAAGAAACTGTTCGCCGACGAAGACATCGCCCGCCTGATCGAGGCCATGCCATGCCCTGGAAACTCGTTGAGCCACGCAAGGACAAAACGCCATACTGGTACATCCGGGGGACGTACCTCGGCATTGCTCTGGACAAAAGCACAGGAACTGCTGACCGCGCCGCGGCCAAGCGCATCCTCAAGACGTGGCGAGAGAAAGCCGAACGTGGTGAGTTTGGACGAGGGCAGGAAGCGCCGGCTGCAACATTCCTAGGTGCGGCCGTTGCCTACATGAGTTCGGGCGGCTCGCCGCGGTTCGTTGGCGCGATCCTGAAGAAGTGGAGAGAGCGTTCCTTGGACAGCATCGACCAGATCGCAATCGACACGCTGGCGGCCGAACTTTACCCGGCCGGCACGGCATCGACCCGTAACCGACAGGTCTATACGCCCGTGCTGGCGATCCTCGAACGGGCCGGAATCCAGGCGAAGATCAAACGGCCGAAGGGCTGGACCGGAACCAGACGCACATTCTGGCTGCGTCCGGAACCGACGTTCGCGCTACTCGACGCTGCAGCCACACAGGATGCCGAGTTCGGGATTTTCTGTACCCTACTCAACTACTGCGGCCTTCGCCTGGGCGAAGCCTTCGCGCTCGATTGCGACGAGATCGACCTGAGCCGCGAATTTGCCTACCTGCCGACGACCAAGACGGACGAGCCGCGGGCGGTATACCTGCCGCCGCACGTCGTGGCCGAGCTGGCGAGCCACCCAGGCGGCCTGGATCGAAAGGGGCGGCTATTCTCCTTCAGAAGCTACCGGACGCTCTACCGGCTTCTGGACGCGGCCTGCAAGGCAAGCGGCATCGAACTTCCCCGACGCGTCGGCTTTCACGTCTTCCGCCACAACTACGGCACATGGATGCGGATTTACGCCGGGCTGGACAGCCTCGGGCTGACCCGGCTGGGCGTCTGGGAAGATATGGATTCGGTTGAACGCTATTCGCATAGCGAACCAACCGCGGAGGCTCGGCAGGCCGCGAAATTGCCCACGCCGAAACGTGGACAGGTCGTGGAAATCAAGAAGGTCTCGGGCGAATGATAGCAGGAACAATAGGTTACGGGAGCCTGCATTTCCCCTATGTGGGGATTCACGCGTGGCAGATTGTCTATATCTCGCAATGTTTCTCAAGGGGTTACGCGGCAGCGCTCGGAACAGAGCGGCACCGAACGGCACAGATCGGCAAGTCGACTCGTGGACCAGACGTGGAAAGGGTTCCGCGTCTGTTCGCAGGTAACGCGGCATCGCGATGACAGTTACCTGTCGATCTGGTCCGCGACAGGTAATGCACCATTCGGACCCCAGAGGATTGAACCCATGAGAAAACTACTGATGGCAGCAGCCACGCTGAGCGTGCTCGCCTGCCCCGCCTATGCCGACGTGCTGCTGCAATTCAACACACTGGCCAACCCAGTGCCGCAGAGCGCAAGTGACCCATGCATCATCTGCGCCACACAGCAGGCGCACAACCCGATCGACTTCGGGTTCAATAACTTCGTCAACACGGGCCAGACCGCCGGCGGGACGTTCTTCTCAACCGCCTTGGTCGGCGGCTCGCTTGCCAGCGGAGACGAAGCAGATGCCGTGCCCTATACGGCCGGGCAAATCATCACGGCACTCGCGAACCGCGTCACCTTCGGCGTGGCCATCGACGTGAACTCCGCGGAGGGTGCCCCCGCAATGACCCTCGACTCGTTCCGGCTGTTCCGGGTCGACGCCCTCAACAACAACGTCGAAATTCTCGCCCATATCGACGGGCCGATCTCCATGCCTGACATCCGCCCTGGCAACGGGATGGGTGACTACATCCTCAGCGGATTCGACCTGTCCAGCCTTCAGGCGGGCGATCGGTTGATCTTCAGCGCCCGGTTTGAGGGCGGGACCGACGGCGGCGAGAGCTTCTACCTCGTGCCACAGCAGGTTCCGGCACCAATCGTGGGCGCAGGCCTTCCGGGTCTGTTGGCTGGCCTGTTCGGGCTGTTCGGGCTGCACCGGTTGCGCCGCCGTCGCGCCGAGGCAGCGTCAGCATGACAAAAAAAGCCCCCGGCGATGAACCGGGGGCTTTCAGTTGGTAGGGTCGTGGGGAGAGGATCAGCAACCGACGCAGATCGACGGCGGCGCGGACGGATATGGCGGCAGAGGATCGACCTGACTTTCCCGGTTATCGAAAGGGCTGCGGCACATGTACGCCCGCACTTCCCAACAGCACCAGGATCACCCACAGCACGACAAATACAACGATAATGGTCATCAGAATGCGGATGATCGTCTTGAACGGCTCGCCCAGCGGAATCAGCGGCAGAAGTTGCTGGATGGCCCACCAGATAACTCCCAAAATGATCAAGACGACGATGATGCCGATCAGCGTGCCTATCATTCCGCTCATGGTCGCCTCCTCAATGGATCAAAAAAGCGAGAATCGCGCAGATTAGCGCCAGGGTCATCAGCGCGAGAACAGCCTGACGCGTTGTCATCAATCTGAACATCGGTCATTTCTTCTCCGGAGACTTGCCCAGCTCGCGGGTCATTATTTCCGTGACTCGGTCGAGCGTTGCCCTGTTACTATTCGTCAACCCTTCCAATGCCGTGAGCCTGCCATCGATTCGCTCGAGGTGTGGGCTACCGCGCACCTCGAGCGTTGTGACGCGCGTCTCGAGGCGCACCGAGTAGGCAATGATACTGATTATGACCGCACCCAGCGCTATGGCCTGCCCGATGAGAAACATCACCAGGGCATGGTTTTGCGACACCCATGAGCGCACCTGCACCATCATCTCATGGCTTCTTCCGTTTGCGCTTCAGTTTGATCCGGCGCGAACAGCTATCCTTGTGTAACTCGCCGGCCTTACTGCCGCATTCGGGGCATGAGCGTTCCATGCCGCGCAGACCGCGTAGCTTGCCGGCAGCTTCACGCACCTTCTTGCCTTTACTCATGGGTTTCTCCGTTCGGGCACCATGATGTTCGGCAGCCACGACGCTCTTGCCATCGTCCGGATTTGCTTTGGCGAAGAAGTCCTCGGACGAGAGCGGTGGCTGGCCCTCTAGCGCACGCAACCGGTTCTCATGGTCATAGAGAATATCTGAGCCAGGAGGCTGCTCTGATGGCACCGGTACCGGAGGGACATATGGATCTGGTACTCCGCCATCGGCAAGCCATGCCTCGTATTCGACTCGGTCGGGGTTGACCGGATCAGCCGGAATCCAGGCACCATCAACGGTGCGGATAACGCTCTCGGTCGCGGTGAGTTGATATTCTGCCATTAGAGCCTCGCGGTTAACGAATAGGTGTCGGTCCAGATGGCACCTCCCGTTGCCGTGGCTGCCTTGTAGGCGTTCGTGGCAGCCGTTCCAGTTTGCTGAAAACTTGCGGCCGTAGCTGGAAAATTAACCTCCTGAATTGCAGTGACCAGCGCAATGGTAGGCGTTGTGCGCATTTCCGTCTGGTATTGATAATTGCCGCCGTGATTGGTGCCGTTTGTGGATTGGCCTAGCCAGCCAATCAACATCGATTGCCAATAGCGCTTGCACAGCTGAAGCTCGTTTGGCAAATCAGGCAATTGGTAGTCCGGAGCGACACTGCCTTCATGCAGCGCTACATCGAACAATTCAAAGACAGAAGAATTTGCAATATTGTTGCTTACCCCGGTGGGAGCATAGTAAAGCCCCGCTGTCCAGGTATTGGCCGTGGTTTGGTAGGTACTGCCCATATAGAGGCCCCATCGTATATAGAGCCCTACCGTATTATTTTTTGTCCATGTTCCGCTCTGGTCCAACTGCAGAGTGATGGTTTTGACAACGTCGGTATTGGCCTCACCACCCGCGATGGTGAAACTGGTGACATACGAACGATCGTTCGCACCGTTTCCAAATTGGATAGGATATGTACCGGCAGGAGCCTTCACGCCAAAACGAAGTGTGATCGTTTTCGCCTGGGCAGTGCCTGCCAACAAGTCAGAAACACGAAATCCTTCGATGCCAGTTCGGACAAAGAAAAGGTCACTCGAGCCGACAGAACCAGGACCTGAAACGACCGTGATCCGGTGCCGATGTGTTGATCCACCCGGTGTCGAACTAGCCACCTGCGCAAAATTATACGAACCGGCCGTAAAGAAGGTGGCAAACATGTCGGCAGCGTAGTTTCCCGACACCGTAAGTGTCGTAGTGCCATTCTCCTGGCTGACCTGCATGCCGCCATTGATGGCATAGTTCTTCTTGGTAATATTGATATTGACGCGCGCCTGCGCCTGTTGTGGAGCAGTCAACGCTTGCGCGGCGTCATAACGCACCGCGCGATTACCAATCGCGGTGATGCCTGCTGCATCGCCGGTATCGACATAACCCTTAGATGCCGCAACCAATATGCCGCTGGGCGTCGAGCTGGAGAGCGTCAGCTCTGCAGTCATCGTGTCGCCGTCACGCGCGACGAAATTCAGTCGATCGCGGAATAGATGCTGTTCGGTCGCGTTGTCCGAATTGAGCTTGATCGGATCGATCTGGCTGTCGGCGATCGATGCCGTGCCGCCCTGTGCGAGCAGATTCCAATTTGCCGTCGGCGGCGGCGTTGCGGTCGCGGTGTGCGCGATCACGCAAACGTAGCTGTTGCCCGCGTTTGCAACACCATCGTTGACGAAATAATTGGTCGTGTTTGACCAATTGCCGCGCCATACTACACCGGGCGATCCGACCGGACCGGTCGGACCGGCCGGACCGGTCGCGCCAGGCACGTTATAGCGCGGCAGCATCTTCAGCCTGACGATGGCCTTGCGCTGAACCTTGACCTTGATTTGCGCGGTCATAACGAAGCCGCCACGTTATATACGCTTATCGTGCCAATGATCAGATCAGAGGTTCCACCACTCAAACGAAAAATGCCGTCAATCTGATACGACCCAGGCTTTAGGGAAGCCATTACAGTCGCGGGAATTGTCAGTTCCAGAACTGTCGCGCTCGGTTGCGTAATTCCATTGCCAATGGTCGCATTGAATCGCGTGCAGCAGGTATCTATTTCAGATATCGCTATCGCTACCGCTGCCCCGGTGAAATCGATATCGGCGCCTGTATCTGAATTTGTCGCACTGATGTCTATGATGAAATCAGCCTTGTTCGAGGCGTCAAAACTGGTGTTGTAGGCCATGATCTACAACTTTATGTAGGTTGTGATGAGCATGGAGGGCGACAGTACGCTGATGGGCGTCTGTGATCCGCCGGAAGGCACCGAGCCGATAAGCGACAAGCCACCCGTGAGGGAAACGCTGCCGGTTAACGACACCCCACCAGTGCGGGTTATTCCAGTGGTGTTGGAGCCTGTAGTCTGCCCGTTTGTAAACGATGCCAGGCCGCCGGCTGTGATATTGCCGCCTCCAGCCGTCGCACCACTTGGCACTGAGTGGGTGTGGCCGGGATCATTTAGTCCAAGCGTGTCGGATATGGCGTGCGTGTCGGATATACCAAGAGTGTTACTGATCGATAACGTACTCGGAAGGTTATAATTAGGCATATTCGTCTGAGCGAGAGTTTTTGTTTCCGTTCCGCATGCAGTGCCGAGCACTGTCGGCGTGGCACATGACGCAGTTGTCAGATTGGCCGCGGCGTTCCCCATATCGGCCAGTGAAACCAGGCCGCGACCGCGCATGTCCGGCAATGTGATGGTCTTATTTGCATTCCAATCATTGATCGAAGACACGCCGCGACCGCCCGAAACCGCAAGATTTGCATCGTTGTTCCAGAGATATTCAAACAGCGGCTGCGCGTCCGCGTTTGCCCGTTCGGTGGCACCTGACGAGGCTGAACCGATCGTGCGGCCATTCATCCGCACGAACCCAGACAGAATGGCCGTGCCGTAGCGAGTCTTGATGTCGCCGGTCGTCAGGACCGTAGAGGGATCGGTAGACCCGCCACCCCCGCCACCGCCCGATGGTCCGATGACCAAAATGCCGTCCGCGGTCAGGACATCGACGCCGGTCGATTTGGTCAGGCGGACCTTGATTGACCCATCTGCGAGGAAGAACTGGCCAATTCTGCCTGCTGCATCGCAGCGCAACGGATTGGGCGTGACGATCGTCAATGCCGAGTCCTGGTACCCGTTCTGGGGAGTGCTGACGGTGCCGGCCTGGATGAGATACAAGAAGCAACCCGCGAGAGGGTTGCCAAACTCATCCAGTTGCTGGCTTAATGAAAATGGAATTGTGCCGGACCCAATCGCCGGGCAACAAAAAAGCGCCCAAAGAGCGCTGATCAGTCCGAGCTTTTTCATGGTCCTATCGGCCTCTTGTTCTTCTGTTGTTCTTCTGTTCTTGCTTGCATTACCTAACGGCACTATTGCGAGACTTGGTCCATCAAGGAGTCATGATCGTGCTGCGCCGGCTTGTTCATGCGATTAATCAGCGACTGCGCCACAGCGCCCGCCCCGGCAGCCGCTCGAGCGGGACCAATGTCATGCGCGGCAACACGGGCGCCGGCAGCGGTGGCGGTGCGCAGTGCGTCGAAATACTCGGGCCGCGCGGACACGAGCTTGATGCCTTTCGCAAGAACGGACGGATCGTTCGAAGCGAGGATTTCGCCCACGCGGCGAGCCACCTTTTGGTCGATTACCTTTGCGCCGTGACGAGCCGCACCAAGAGTGAGCGCACCAGCGATGACATGCGCCGGGTTGAAGCCCTGTTCGTTGAGTCCTTCAAGCGCGGCGACGGCCCCGCCGCCGGCAAGACCGGCTTCCGCGAGTTGCCGCACCGTGGACGAATTGCCCAGGGCTTTGCGCGCTTCATCAACAACCGTCTCGACCCGCAACAGCGCTTCAAGTTCCCGGGCACGCGAAGTTCCGAGCGCGATCTTGATCTTCTGCAACGCAGGCCCGTTATTGAGAAAGATCGACTTGAGTACGTCACGGTTAAACCCGGTCTTCTCGATCTTGTCGGCAAGGTCAGAGGCAAAGCCACGCGCGAATAGTTCACGCTCCGGAGCGCTCATTGTGGACAGAACCTTGCGCGCTTCATGCAGGCTGGCACTTGAAAGGACGAAGTTCTGTCCCGCCTCAACGGCATTCGTGGCGCCAAAAAATGATGCCGCCGTGCCGCGCGCTGCCTTGAATTGTGGGACCAGACGATCGAGTTCCTGGTTCAACTGCTTGTGCAACCCAAACATCGCCCCGGCTTCTTCATTGGCTCCAGCGCGCCGAGCTTTTTCCGCCAAGTCCTTGAGTTCGCGCTGCGCATAGTCCCAGAACTGAATGTTCGGATAAGTCGGAACACCCTTTGGTCCCTTGTTGAACGTCACGACGCCGCTCGGCGAAACCGTGATCGCAGGATTGAAACCGCCCATGCCGTCAAGCACGGCACGGTCCTTGCCGCGCGTTGCCGCACCGCCAATTGCCTTTTCAACTGACGGACTGGAAACAAGCCTCTCGAGTTCGGGCGACCAGATGGGCCGGTCGCCAGCCGCATATGCACTTCTATATGCTGGAGCATTCGCGCGCCGCGCCGCAGACTCCAACGCATCAATGTTCTGACCGGCGTGTCCACCTCCGGTTACTTGCCGAATGAAGCCACCAATTCGTGTCCCCTGATCTTCAAATCGCGGCTCGACCACGGCATTGATCGCAGCACGCCCTTCCGGAGACGTGTTCGCCGCCGATCGCATAAGCGCCTTAGTTCTCTCACCCCCGGCGTCCATGATCGTCCGCGGCGTCCCGGCCGCATTTGCCGCCATGATTTCCTCAGGGCTGAGCCTTGCACCGCCCTGCTCGAAATCGGACCGCAGGGCGCTAACCACGCGGCGTCCGGCCTCGGCATCAACGTCGCGTGTCCCGCGTATGATCGACGCAATCTTGTTTGCGCCCTGCCCGAGCATTTCGGCCCCGACAGAGCCGACCGTTCCAAACAGTCCCCCGAGCGCAGCGCCCTTGCCTGCGCTCTTGGCCACATCGACGGGGGATTGACCTTCGCTCGTGGCCTCACCACCGCCGTAGAGACCGCCAGCAATGGTTCCGGCGGTCAATGCGTTCAGTACCCGCCCGCCCGTCGTTGCCGCCGCCTTGGCCACCCCAAAGCCGGGAGAGACGAGCGCGCCGCCGAGCTGACCGGCAACGTAGGCGTAAGGATGCTGTTCGGACGAAAGGTTCTGATCGCCCATCGATGCCTCGCGCCCGCGATCATAGGCAGCGCGCACCTCCGGATCGGGATGGTCCACCAGCCACTCATGCAAGAGCTTCGCTGCACCAACGACCGGCCGAACCGGGTTGATGTCGATTTGGTCCGGTTTTTCCGCCGCGCTCGGCATTCCGGATGCCTCGGCAAGCCCGGCGATCGATGGGGCAAAGCCGAACGTCAGTGAATTGAGCAGGCCGCGAGTTGCCGCCTCCTCGCCCGGCACGGCGCGGCTTGGCGGTTTATCGGCCACTTTCGGGGGGGCATCGGGGAAAGCCGCGAATGGATCGCCTGCCGCCTGCCCTGCGGGCGCCGCCGGCGGCGCGTCTGGAAATCCCGCGAACGGATCGGCGGGCCGCGCGACGGGGGCCGCTACCGGCGCCTGGGCCGGTTGCTGCGGTCCCGGCGTAACCCGGATGCGCAGCGGCTGGTTAGGCTCAGGAGACCCCGCGACAGTCGGGAGGTCGACCGGAGGCAAGTTAGGAGCGACATCCTGTCCCGGCTGGACCGTGTAAAGTTGGCTCATGGAACGTACTTCAGGCGGCCGTCAGGCGTCTGGAAAGGCGATCCCCTGGGAAGTCCAGCATTGCGAACCGCATCCGGCGTTGCGAACACGGGCGGTGCAATAATACGCGGATCTTTGAGTTCCGCCGAACTAACGACCGGATGTTGCTGAACCCATGCTCGAGCCGCCGTATCGAACCCGGGATTGAGCCGCCCGCCGTTGTAGTTTCTGGCGAGTTCATCAAGGCCAAGCGTCTGTTGATGCATGCGGGTTGAGAGTTCGACCAGAAGCCGGTTCGCCGCGGGCGTATTCTCCTGATTTGCCGCGGCCTTTTCAATAATGCGAACTTCAGGAATTGAAATTCGGCCAACGCCGGATTCCGCCAGTGACCTGATCTGCGAACGAACGCTATCGGAAATGATCTTGCGAAACGCTTCCTGCGGCTGGGCGGCATTGGCCTGCGACGGATCGATCGTCGCCAGAATGCGCTTGTAGGCAAGATTGAGCCCTTCGACCGGACCTGTATAGAAATCCGGGCTTGCCATGATCTGCTTGGCAAGCGCCAGTTTGGGCAACTCTATTGCGGATTCACCGCCTGCCTTCGTGATCGCGTCATACTTCTTGATGTACGATTTGGTGTTCTCGGCGGCGTAAGTCTTATCTTCTTCTTCTTTAACCGCCAACTCTTGCATCGTGCCGGGAAAGCCCTCAAGCTTCTTTTGAGCGTAGTTCTTTTGCTCTGGAGTCAATTCACTGTTCTTCGATAATCTTTCTAGTTGAATTTTTGCGAGAGCAATATTTTCCGGTGGCGAGCGGGGATCGCTCATTACCCCACCGAAATAGCTAATAAGACGCTCGGCCCGCGATGGCGTCGGGGGGGCCTGCGTTGTCGTCAGTTCGCTAGTGACGGGCGACGGCTGACTTTGGGTTATGGCCTGCGTCGGAACCGGCGTCGGCACAATCGGAGCGGAGGAGCCCGGCACGGGCTGGCCTGCCATTGGCGGGACGGCTTGTGCAAACTGCGGCCCCGGCGCGCCCGGCGGCCTCGGCTGGGGCATCGGCGCCCCGCCCGGTTGCAGGAGCGGCTGCGGGGGCGGCGCGGACTGACCATCCGGAATGACATTGCCGAGGCTGGCGCGCTTCAATTGCTGCAGGGCCGGGACAAGCACATTGCGCACTTGCGGGTCGTTGACATCGATCTGATCTCCCGGAGCTACGCCGAGTTGACGCGCCACGCTCGCACTCGCATTCTCAAGGTCAGTGTTAGGAATACCTGTTGCGGCCACAATTTGCATAACCGTTGAGCCACCTTGCGAGCCCGCCGCGGCTTGGGGCTGCTGGGCGCCGCCACGAAACTGCGGAGGCGGGGTCGTCGCGGGGGCTTGGCGATTGACAGACGGCGGGAGTGAAGGCTGAGGTGCAGACGGGAGAGTTGGAGGCGTCTGTGTAGGATCGCCACCCTCCATAACCCGCCGCATATCGCCACTTTGCACATTCCCAAATCTCATTTTCTGCCGAGCAATGTCGACATTTTCCGTCGAAACGGCCGTCGGGACATCTCCATGTCCAAGCAATGCCTTGCTTATCTGACCCCAATCAACCGAGGTCGTGCCATCGGGATTCTGAATTGTCGGAATGCCGCCCTTGAACAGGTCGCGGCCTTCCTGCGTGTAGGCCCGATCCCTGCCCTTCCAATACGCCTCCGGAATATCCGCAAGCCCGGAAAAGTCGGCGCGCGAGGTTGCGCCCTGGCCGCCGGCGATGATCTGGTCGATGTCAGCCATCAATAGCCCCAGCTATTGTTCAGGAACGACGAGGACGGCAGGAATGAGTTGCTGGCGCCGCCGCCGCCGCCACCGGCGGCGCCACCAAGCCCAAGTCCACTTGCCAAACTTCCAATGCCGCCGATCCCGCCGGCCCCACCTGAAGCAAGTTTGGCCACACCCATAATCGCATTGAGCTGGTTTTGCCCGACATTGTAGTTGTTCATCGTGGCTGCGGCGTTGGTCGCGCCCTGCCCCGTGTAGTTGGCATTCGCCGCCCCGCCCTGCCCCGCATAGGAAGCATTGAGTGCGTTACCCTGCCCTTGATAGGCGGCATCGGTCAGTCCACCTTGGTTCGCATAGTTGGCGGCGAGACCTGTCCCTTGAGTGCCGTAGCTCGTATTAAGCGTATTGCCCAGATGCTCGAGCGCGCCCGCCTGACCTGCCGTTGCGGCCGCCGCACCCTGTCCTGCCATCCCCAGATAGGGCTGAAGCCGGGAGACGTAGTTGCCATAGCCCTGATCAGCGAGACCTTGCGAGAATCTCAGGGTATCGGCATCGGCATTGCCGCTGGCGAGATTTCCAGATGCGGCGTGCGTGCGCTGTAGCGCCTGTAGGCCCTGATCCATCTGGAAACCGTAGCCCGGATCGGTCTGAAAGGCGGCTCGCGCTCGCGCCTGCCCCTCCGGACCATTCGCTCCAGTCGCATCCCCGTAGGCACTCGCTCCTCCGCCGTAGAGCCCCTGGAAATAGTTGCCAAGCCCCGCATACAGATTGCCGGCCTGGCCGTAATTCGCGCTGGCAGCATCCCGGCCCGCCGCAAGGTTGCTTGTGAGCGCGTCTCGCCCCACACCATAATTGTTCTGCAGCGCGGTGATGCCTTGGCCATAATTCTCCGTTAGCGCACCGCGGCCCTGCCCATAGGCATCAGTCAGCGCATTATAGCCCTGCTGAAGACCCAGATTACGCTGCGCCGCAGCCTGTTCGGCCGTGTCATTACTGAACAAATCGAATAAACCAATGACACATACTCCTTGTCAGTTACCCGCTATGATGGTCCAGTTTACGCCATCGGACTGGAGTGTCGCCCAACTTCCCTGTATCGCGCTCAGAATGGCCGTCCCCGCGGCGCCGCCTATCCGCGGCACGATGTTCGCTGAGGCGCTGCTAACTGTCTGCGGTGTTACATTTTTCATATTGAAGATCTTGCCGGGATTGGTCGACGCGGCCGGAAGTGTCGTTGTATGAGCCGATGACGAGCCGTAGATCACCGTCACCTCGGTGTTGGCGATCGTGCTGGTCGTTGCGGTAATCGCTAGCGGCTTTTGCTGCGAGATGGTTCCATCCGACAGGCGAATGACTTCACTGCCATCGCCGAAACCAAGAATACCACCGGGCACTGTTCCGGTGAGACTGAACAGATCCAAAACCGCGCCAGCATGCAGCACGTATGTCGCGCCTGTTGCCGCCCCACCGTTGACGATGGTTGAACTGACAAAAGACACGACGCCATTGTGCTCGCCAAAGACAAAGGCGGCAAAAGCCGGCGTTCCGACGATGGTTAGTATGCAAGACGGCTCGAACGAGATAAAACCGTTGTCCGACCCTATGCAGAAGATCGTTCCGCTGCTGCCGATGCTCTCCACCGACTGGCCATTGACCAGCGAAGTGATCGCGCAACTGCTGGTATCAATCGCGAGGTTGTTAGTGCCGCTGCCTTTCCAATAGCAATTATCGAAGATAACCGAATTGCTCTGAAAACAGCCGATGGCAGGAAAGCACCCTGTAACGTCGAAACGCATGTTCTTGAAGATCACGGTAGGCCCGCCGGGGTCCTGCATCTGCATAATGCTGCCGCTGCTGCTCGACAGCGTGACTGCCTGCACAT